GCAATCCCCAGATCCTGCAATCCAAACTTCTTATACATCTCCACCTTCTGCTCTAAGCATGTCAGAAACAGCTTTTTTCGTCCGTTTGCCTTTTCACGCTGACTGTAGCGGTACACGAGCTCTCTGGCAAGGCCCTGTCCACGGTACTCCGGCAGCACGTCAAGGCCCAGAAGCATCACATTCTTACCGTTTTCATCGCATAAATCGATGTCCGTGAAAAACTCATCCCTGAACTTTTCCTCGTCTGTTGCCACACCATTTAAAAAGCCCGCCAGCTTACCGGTTGATTTGTCAATTGCCACGAGAAATAGCTGTGGTACCTTTGCAATTCTCTCTGTCATTGCCTTTGGAGAACATGCCTCATTCGGTGGGAAACATATCTGCTCAATTGCTATTGCCTGTTCTACCTCGTCTGGGTGTATACTTCTAAATTCAAAATTGTCTGTCATTTTTTATACCTCATTCTTCTGTTTATCATATGTTAAGATTTTTTGTGTTACCGGCCACTCTCAAGCGTGAACCGTAAAATTTTTTTGTATATGTATATAATACGTGTTTTTGCTGATATAATCAATAATCCTCCAAAAATACCAAAATCAGCCACAAAAGCATTTTACTGCTTTTACGACTGATTTACGTTGAAACCTGACAAAAACCTCCAATTATTTTTGTCTACTTTTCACCTATTCCACATTCTTTAGTGCCATGTCCATCGGGATTCTCTTTATTCTACTGAAATCAAATACTGTCACTATCTGATAGTTCCAAGATAACTGTGTTCCTTATATTATAAGGCTTTCTGATGTGTTTGTTACTCTTTTGTTTCTATCAGGTTACTAACGCAAAAGTCTGTTTACTTCTGCTTGAACAGCAGAATAATTATATCCTGCCTGTTCTAACTTAGATTTTCGTGTTGCACCATTGCCCCACTTCCCCTGAATAACTTCCTTTGCAACTTCAGTCACAGACTTCTGTCCACAAAGTTCATTGACTTTCTGCTGAACTTCAGAATAGTTATATCCTGCATTTTCAAGTGCAGTCTTTCTTGCAGTTCCATTTCCCCATTTTCCTGCAAGAACTTCTTTTGCTACTTCAGCAATTGACTTTGTTGGTGTGGATGTCTTACCACTTACAAGTTCATTGACCTTTGCCTGAACTGTTGCATAATCATAACCTGCATTTGTCAGTCTGTTCTTTCTGTCATCACCATTACCCCACTGACCTGCTAAGACTTCTTTTGCAATAGTTGTGATGTCTTTCTTTGTTGTAGAAGGTGCAGGTGTGGATGCAGACTGTGTTGTATATGCAGGAACACCAAATCCCCTGATATACTTTCCATTGACTGCAAGTGTTCTTCTTCCAACCTTATTTGAAGTGTTTCCTTCAATAACTGTGATTGTCTTACCATCACATTTTTCAACAATTCCAACATGGTCAGATGAACCTACATTGTCACCAATGCCTGAATCCTGCCAATCATAGAAAATGACATCACCTGCTTTTGGAACATATGCATCATTTTCAACCCAACATCCAATCTGCTGAAAACCTTTAATCATGTAATTACATGAACATTCTGTTGGGATGATTCTTGTATAACCAAGTTTCACTGCAACAGCAGATACAAAGGTTGCACACCATGCATCTGTATATGTTACTTTGTAACCACTTGGTCTTGGATTCTGTGTGTTGTATAAATCAATAATTGCTCTGTGTGAACCATCTGCTTCATTATATCCAAGCCATGCTTTTGCCTGATTCACTACTGCTGTTCTATCATATGACATACTGTTGTTACCTTCTTTCTTGTCGTACTGTGTCAAATCATACTGATTGATTAACTTCATGTTGTTATCTACATAAGTAGAAGATGTTGCATATCCATCTGCCTTGATGGTTTCAAGATATGTCTTAGGGTCTGTGATGCCCTTCAGATTGCTATATCTTGGAAGCTGAATGAATTCAAAATACCCTTTGATTCCATCTTCCATGCTGTCATAAACCCTGAAATTGTCTTTGATGGTTGTCAGTGTTCCAACTTTATATTCTTCCTGTGTTGTCAGATTCACTGATTTTCCTGTCCATTTAGTCCCACATTTCAGACCAAAATAATTGTGATAGGTGGAAGCAAGTTTTGACTTGCCCCACCCACTTTCTAAGATTCCCTGTGCAATGATTGGACTATGAACCAAGATTCCATAAGACAGTGCTACCTTGCAGACTGTATCTGCAACTTTCTTGATGAATTCCTGATTAGTCATTTATTACCCTTCTTTCTGTTCTGTTAAAACATCAATTGCTTTGTTTATTGCATCAGGTAAGGGAAGACCCATAAGACCTGCATTTTCTACAATTGAAATCAATTCATTTGCCATAAATCCAATGATGACTGCATTTCTGATGTAATCCACACCAATTGCTAAATCTAATCTATATGCAATCAATACAAACAAAAGGGTCATGCATTTCCTGCAAAGTCCTTTCCATCCTGCTTTGCTTTCCAATGCACCTGATTCAGTTTTGTTGGACTTGTGAAAAACACCTGCAACCACCAATCCTGAAAAGTAATCAATTCCCATAAAAATAAGTAATGTAACCAAACCTGTGTCCCATCCACCAAACGCTGATGCAATGATGCTTCCAATGACACCAATGCCTGTGCAAATTCCTTCTTTAATATTCATCTTGTTTATCTTCCTTTCTGCATAAAATAAGCACCATGCATTTCTGCATGATGCTTTTCTGTGTGTTATTGACTTATGCCTGACCTGCTAAATCACCACAATCAAGGTCAATCAAAACCTGAACAACCTTGTCCTTGATTCTTGCAGGGACATCATCAATTGTCTTCACACCTTTGATGATAAGTGTTGCATATACTACTGCCATGTTTTCCACTTCCTTTCTAAATAAAATATTTATGATAAGATTGGTTATCAACCTTCATCACCTACTTCAGCAAGTTCAGGATGACCTTCTTTGACCAATTCCTGCTTGACTTCATCTTTGATTCTTGTTGGTACATTATCAATGGTTTTAATTCCCTTGATGATAAGATTTGCATAAATCTTCACCATGATAAATCACATCCTTTCTATGCTAACATTTCATATACATCACACAGTGCAACCTGTGTCTGTGTCATCTGTTCTTCAAGACTTGCATTTTTTTCTGCCTGAATCCTGATGTATTCATCTTTGTCATACTCTGTCAAAGTGAATTCATACATTGTGACTTCATCATCTGATTCAGGATTCTTCACTTTAATTTCAGTGATGCTTTCATAAGTGAAAACCTTTGATTCAGTGATTTCCACATCTTCAGGCTTCACTGTACTTCTTTGTGTTCCGTACTGTTTCATGCTACTTTTCCACCTTTCTTGACATTCAATTCATAATATTTAGTTGCATATGGAATCAATGGTTCAACATATTTCTGTGTCAGTCTGAAACAATTTCCATAATCAGTCCAACCTTTGTAAGAATTTATTGAACACCATTCTGAATAGTTCATCATGTTCCCTGATTCAACTTTCTTCCTTATCTTCACCATTTTCTTTTTCATGTCTTTGCAGGTTTGCTTTCTTAATAGCACATAGGAAACAAACACCCTATAACCAAGGTAATCAATACCCCTGACATAAGTTGGAAACACTTGATAATTCTTCTTAATTTCTAACTTCATATTGTTATGGAAGTATTCATTGATTTCTTTCAGCAACTGATGCAGTTCTTCCTTAGTTCTTGCAAGAATCACAATGTCATCCATATATCTGAAGTAATATTTGACATGCTTGACTTCTTTCATCCAATGGTCAAAATCACTGAAGTAATAATTCCCACTGTACTGTGAAAGATAGTTTCCAATTGGAATCCCTGTGTTTGGGTCAATGTCTTCATCTAACAGATATATTGAAACAAGGTCTTCATCTTCTGCTGTGTTGATTGAATCAATGATTTCATCAAGAATCCAAAGAAGGTCATTATCTTTGAACATCTTTCTGTATTTCTGTTTCAGAATGTCATGATTCACTGATTGATAATAATGTCTTGCATCTATCTTCAGACAATATTGACAGTTTGGAACATCATGTTGGACTGCTTTCTTTACCCTGCTAAGTCCTTTGTGAATTCCCCTGTCAGGTATTGCTGAAAAGGTATCAGAAATAAGGTGCTTGATTAAATATGGTTCAATTACCTGCAAGATTGCCCACTGTGCGACCCTGTCAGGAAAATAAGGAAGTTTATAAATCTTTCTTGTTTTCCCATGCTCATTCTTATAGAACACTTCATATTCAGATGTATGATATGTTTTATTTATCAGCATATCCTGCAATTCCTTCAGGTACTTATCAGGGTCAGAATCAATCATTTGCACTTCTGCATACCATCCTTTCCCTTTCTTTGCATGTTGATGTGCTAACTTCAAATTTTCCATATCATAAATCTTTTCATATAAATGTCCATAACGCTTCATATAATTACAACCACCAATTCTTTCTGTCATTTTTGTATGCGTGTTTCTGATTCTTCAACTTCCTTTCAGGATTTACCAAAACAGATTTATTCCATGTGCTGTCATCAATGAATGACAGGCTTTTGTGTTTTGCCAAGTGGCAGGGTCAAGTAATTTCCACAATTTTTTATATGAAAACAGACAGTCCTTTTGGACTGCCTGAAATCAACCACGCATTTACTAAGTGACTGCTGATATTACGATTACGATTCCCAACACTGTTATTCAAATTCCAATAGAAACTACCTGCATTAGAACCATTATTCCAACCACCGCCCAACAGAGCAAGCCCGAAAAGGTTTTTATTGTGTACAGATATAACAACAAGGTGGAAGATGTTGCCATCAACAATTACCTAACCCATATATTTAATTAAACAGTGACTGTTGGTACATACACCAAGCGACCGCCGACATAACGAGCACGATACCCAACACCGTCATTCAAATCCCAAGAGAAACCACCCGCAGTAGAACCATGATTCCAACCACCGCCCAACAGAGCAAGCCTATATCCATTCAGGTTTTCAGTGATATAAGTATAATCACCAACAGGAAGTGAACTGTTTCCAAGACATTCAGATGCCATGAACAACCAATCATACTTAGTGGAATATCCCATTGCTGAAATATATCCGTTTGCTTTTGTGACTGTAAATCCTGCACCTTCATAGTTGTCTGTTTTCTTTCCTTCAGCATAATTGAAGTCTGAACAGATGTAAGGCATACCACTTGTCATCTTTCCATTACCCCAAATATTTACACCATATGCGAATTTCCAAATGTTACCCCAAAAGTTTTCAACACCACGATAACAAATAGAAGTTTTTCCATCCACTGTGTAGTCTGTTGCTTTGCCACCTTCATATGTGGTTGTTTTTGTTGCTCTGCCTGTTCCATTACCAAGTGAAGCGGTTGAACCTGTTGCACCTGCATAAGAACTTGTTGTGTCAGAACCTGTTGTCCAAGGAAGATTGACAACACCCTGACCAATAGCAGTCTGAAGGTTCATCATTCCCATTTCAACAATCATCAGTAACTGTTCCATAGATGCTGTTTTGATTCCAAGTGAATGCCAACCTTCACCCCTGTTCTTTGCCATCTGTTCAATGTTTGGTCTTGTTAGGTTCTGTGATACACCTGTTGCAGGTCTTGCACCTGCAATGGAACTGAACTTGTCTTTGGAAGCATCCATGACCTGTTCATCATTTTTTAAATAAGCATTTGCAGATGTGTCATAAATACATCCTTCATATGCTGACATAAGGATATAATCAACTTCATTTCCATTCTTGTCATAGAATGCAGGATGAAGTTTGAATCCTGCCCTTTGTGTTTCACTAACATAGTAGTTTGCTTTTCTTAAATGATAACCATAGCCTGTTTCCTGTCTGTCATATTCAAGTGGACACACAAGATAATAGAACTTAGGCTGATACACCATGACCTGACCATTTGAACCATCTTCTGTGTAACCTTCATCATCATAGTAAGCATTGATTGTTCCACCATCAGACACATTGCATCTTTTTCTTCCACCATACATGCTGAACTTGTCAAAGTCTGCACCTGCTGTCAGATTCTTTGCACCTGCTATTCTTGTGCAGGTCTTGTTCTTGTAATCCATTGTGATACCAAGAACATCTTCTGTTTCAATCATTCCAAGATATGCTCTGATATCTGTGACACCTGACAGAATTTCCTGTGCATTGAAGTCTTCACTTCTTAATGCATCAAGGTTTGCTTTTGCTGAAACATTTTCAGCAGTAAGCTGATTGAATACATTGGTTGCACTGTTAGTTGCATTCTGAAGGTTTGTCTGTGCTGTTGATGCCTGTGCAATAACACCTGACAAAGATGACTGTGCAGACTGTGCTGAACTGATAACTGCATTCAGGTCACTTCTTGTCTTGGTTGCATTACTGATTGCAGTATCAAGATTCTTCTTTGCTGTGTTACCTGTTGATGTACTTGTATCAAGATTTGATTTAGCTGTCTTTGCATTGCTGATTGCAGTATCAAGTGCAGATTTAGCACTGTTTGCTGAACTGATGGAAGAATCAAGATTCTTCTTCACATCATTTGCAGATGCTGTTGCAGTCTGTGCAGTTGATGTTGCTGACTTCAGTGTGCTTTCAGCATTATTTGCTGAAGTAGTTGCAGAAACCAAGTTGGTTCTTGCTGTGTTTGCTAAAGTAATAGCACTGTCAAGTGCAGACTTTGCTGTGTTTCCTTTGGATGTTGCATTGATAAGTGCTGTTGTTGCATCCTGTGCCGAAGCAATCTTTGCATCAAATTCTGTAACAGCTTCATTGACATCATCCTTGGAAGCAACAATCTGATTCTTGATGTCCTGATAACTGTTATTATCATCATTGACTTTATTCAGTGCATTGATGATTGAACTTCTGACTTCTTCACCATAGACAGCATTTGCAATTTCATCTGTATAAGGTTTAATGTTTGCCATTATTCTTCACCTTCCTTTTCATCTTCTTCACTTTTCTGATTTTCTTCATTCATGCTTGCATAGTCAGATGCTAATTCAAGATTCTTCTGTTTTCTGATTTCTGCAAGGATATCTGACAGAATTCCTTCTATCAGATAAGCAGGAAGATTTGATTCCTGAATAACTTTATTCACAGAATCAGTCATCCTGATTTTTGTATTTTCTAATAAAACCGATAATGGTATATTCATTTTTCTTCCAACCTTTCCAATCTTTCAATGACTTCTTGTAATGCCTTTGTAATGACAGGGATGATTGCAGTTTCATCAATCTGATAACTGTCACCTGTGTACTGTCCTTTTTCATCATGTTGTGCAATCTTTATTACATAACTTTGATTCAACTTTTCCATTTCCTGTGCAATGTAACCACAATCAACATGATAATCTTTATTCTTCCAATCAAAGGAATAATGTGGAATTTTCATAATTTCATCAATTCCACTGATTTCAGAATCAATGATGTTTTTCTTCAGCTTTTTATCAGATGCCCATGCTGTCAATCCATAAGCACCAAATAATGTCTGAATTTCAACATAACATGATGACATAACATTCCACACAAATCTGAATTTGTTACATCCTGATGCAACAGGTAAATTCCATACACCACCATCAGCAGGATAAAAACAGATTGGTGAAAACATAGCTTCAAGAATAGATGCTGTTGTACCAATGACAAGTTTTCCACCTTGATGTCCAAAAATGTCTGTGTATTTATTTGCTTCAATTTTAAGACCTGAAGCATCCAAATCAATCTTGCATCCTTTTGAATCTGTAATGTTGACTGTTGAACCTGTGATTCTTGAACCTGTGATATTACCTGTAAATGTTCCGTTTTTAGCAATAATACTTCCATCAGTAAGCACTTGAAAGTTTTTGTTTGCTGTCACAAGACCTTCAAGTTTTATCTTGGAAGCCTTGATTGCAACTGATTCAGCAGATTGATTGATTGAACTGATTACTTCAGAATAACCAACCTTTTTCTTCACTTCTGAACTGATTGCATTGGTTGTAACTTCAATCTGTGCTGATGTGGAATAAGATTTCAATGCTTCTGAAATCAATCCTGAAGCTGTTTCTTTCGCTGACAGTTTGATTGAATTTGCAGATTGATTGATTGCTGTTTCAACTTCTGTCTTTGTCCAATAAGATTTCAATTCTTCCTGAACATCATTTTCAACATCTTCTTTTGCATTACTGATTTGTCTTTCAACTGATGTTTTGTATTCTGTTGAAATATGTTCTGCTTTGATTGCTTCACCTGCAATCAATGTTCCAAGAATCTGACCATCCATTGTCATTGCAAGTTCATAGCTTCCTTTATAACCTGTCTTGGAATATCCAAGACCATTCAGATTCCACCGCCAAACACGTTTAGCAGTATTCTTATTATTTGTGTCCATGATAAGAAGTTCATCTGCATTATCACCAAGAACAACATGACCATTGGTTGCTGTTTTGATAAGTTCAGAAGCATTCTTCTTTGCTTCTTCAAGGATTTCAGACTTCTTTGGAAGTTCTTCAATCTTGTCTTTGATTGAAGTTATATTTGATTCTGTTTTAGTTGATAAACTATTCTTGGAATAGGATGTCCCAAGGGTCAACTTATTGTTTGATGGTTTATCCAAATAAATTGTCATTTCTGACACAGGGAAAAATCTATCAAGACCATTAGGTGTTGATGTGACCCTGATTCTATCAAGGACTTTGATTCTTTCCATGTCCACATGAAGCATGTGAAGGTCAACAGCAGATACTGTCAATGTAATCTGTGCAAACTGAATATCTGACAGATATTCCTTTCCTTTCTTTAAAAGGTTATCTGCAACATGAACATCATCCCATTTGACTGTTTTGAATATCCATCCATAGCTTTTGACTGCTTCCTGTGAATACACATAATCAACACCACCATTGACATCTTTGATTGTCAAATACGCATCAAGACCTTCAACTTCTGTGACATCTTCAAGTCTTGCACCAAGTGGAATGACTGCTGTGACAATGTCAGAAGCAACCATATCATGTGTGAAATCCAATAAGTTTGAACCAAATTCAATCACCTGTGTGTTTGTGTTTGGATAATCAGCAAGGTAATCAAGATATCTGACACCATTTTCTTTTCTGATTCTCAAATAACCACCATAGGTTTTCAACAGGTCTGTCTTGATGACTTCCAAGGTGGATTCCCAATTGGTATATTTGTAAACATAATCATTTTTATCCTGAACAGTAACTGCACCAACTTTGAAGGTTTTATCAATGCCCTGATTCTTTACCTGCTGATTATGGATGTTCACCAAGGTTTCAAGATAACCCCTGACTGTCAATCCCTGATATCTTGCAGGTCTTTGAATAGAATCGTTGAAATATGCAAGTTCACCTTCACAGATGACTTTCTTTCTGTTGTATAAATCTTTTGTAATTTCCACAACCCTTCCACAAAAGATTTCTTCATCAGCATCATAAGCTGTGATGACTGAAGTCAATTCATTAACTTCTTCATAGTGTGGATGTTTTGGAAGAATACTGAATTCAAAAGACCCTGCTGTGTTTTCCCCAATCTTCACAATTGGGGAAATTAAAACAAGGTCTTCATCCCTTAAATCATACAAAGGGGAATTATTACAATATACACGATACATTTATAATGCACCCCCTTGATATTCAATTTTGACTGTTCCATTTCCTTTGAATGTCACATAATTAGTTCCATATTGAAGTCTGATTCCAAGAACCTGTGTCTTTCCTTTTGGAAGGTTATATGTAACACCATCAAATGTCACAGTCATTGCTGTTGAACAGGTGAATGTTGGTGATACAATCTTTCTTTGATTCTGCAAGTTGACCTGCAATGAACCATTGACTGTGACTGCATTCACCCTGATGAAACCATTCTGAAAACTGAATGTGTCCCACAACCATTTTTCACTATTTCCATTTATATCAAGTCTGTAAGGTTCACATTCAGCATCAATTGTGATGGTGCATAACCTTTTGGAAGTCTTGAATGAATTGATTTTGCACCTGCCTGTGTAATAATAGGCAGGGTCAAAATCCATCTGAATTCTTAACTTTTTACCATGAAGGTAATTTGCAATATCAGCAACTGTTGATGCCCAATATTTGTTTCCTTTCAGAACTGTAAAAGTAAACTGAAGTTTTCGTGTTTTATACTTGATATCATCATTTAAGACTTCTGACAAGTCAATGACACCATCAGCACCAATCACATCAACTTTTTCCAACTTTGGTTCAGGAAATCCAATATCTTTGTCAGTCAGGATTAGACCAAAGTCATCATATGAATTTTTTGTTCCAAATGTCACTGTCTGCATTATTGTCTTTCCTTTCTTCTTATAATTTTACCAAGTTCTTCATCCATTGCAGGTGCTGTTTCTGCAACCAATGCACCTGTGTCAAGAACCAACTGACCTTTGAATTCAGGAAACCATTCTTCAAAGATTGCAAATAACTGTTCAAACCAATCATTCAAGGCTTTCACAATTAAGTTGTCATGATGACCAACTGCATCCTGAATGTCATTCATCAGATTGCTATGTCCATACATAATTTCATCACCTGCTTCACCTGCACCTTTTGCAGTACCTGTGACAGGATTCACATCAAACAATGTTGGTTGTGTGAACATGAAAGGACTGTCCATAGCTTTCTTATACCAACTGATTCCAAAGTGTGGAACAGATGGTGGTGTCAAGCTGAAAGAACCACTGATTGAAATATGTGGTAATTTCAAATGTGGCAATGACCAACTGAAGTTCATAATTGACTTGATTCTGCTAATAGCACCTGAAACAACAGATTTACATCCATTCCAAATGCTTGTGAATGAAGATTTGATTCCATTCAATACACCTGTCACAGTTGATTTTGCACCATTCATTCCACTTGAAATAGTGGACTTAATACCATTTATAACTGAAGACACAGTTGACTTGATTCCATTCCAAACACTGCTGAACACAGATTTGATTGAATTCAAGATACTTGTGATTGTTGATTTTATCGCATTAAAGACAGATGAAATCACTGACTTTATTGCATTGATGACTGTTGTCACAACAGATTTAATTGCATTCCAAATTGTAGAAAATACAGATTTGATTGCATTCAGTGCTGTGCTGATGAATGACTTAATCGCATTCAATACAGTTTCAATCACTGACTTCAGGTCATTCCATACTGCCTGAACAATTCCCTTGATTGCATTCCATACTGTTGTGAATACTGTTTCCACAACATTCAGACCAAGCTGAATGATAGATTTCACAAGTTCAATACCTGCTGAAATCAAATTCTTGATTGCATCCCACACTGTTGACACAATGTTTTTAATACCATCCCACACACCTGACCAATCACCTTTGATTAGTGCTGTCACTGTTTGGATGACTGCCTGAACAATCTTCAGTGCTGAATCAATAAATGTGCTGATATAATTGAATGCATTTGTTACTACATTGATAATATCCTGACCCCAAGCATCCCAAGCCTGTTTGACAAGCTGAATGAATGCTGAAATCAATTCTTTCACTGCTTCAATAACAGTGCTGATTGTTTCTTTGATGGTTGCCCATGCTGACTGAACAGTGTTCCTGAAATCTTCATTGGTGTTATACAATGCAACAAAGATTGCAATCAATGCAGTAATTGCTACAACTACCAATCCAATAGAACTTGTGATTGCACCAAGGACACCTGACAGACCACCAATAGAACCTGACAGTGATGATATGGTTGATATAGCTGTTCCAATCTTACCAACCATTGAACCAATACCACTGATAATTTTTCCACCGATAATCAAAACAGGTGAAGCAACTGCACCAATTCCCATTGCTGTTGCAATCATAGTTTTGGTGTGTTCATCAAGACTGCTGAACCATGTTGTTGCCTTTTCCACAACACCACACACTTTTTCAAGTGTTGGTGCTAAAGCACCAATGAATGCAGTACCTAATTCAATACCGCTGTTCTTAATCTGATTGATTGCTTTGTGTGCCTTGACTGATGGTGTTTCCAATTTCTCCAATGCTTCACCAACATCATCTGTATCAGATGCCATTGTTTCAACTGTCTTGTTAAATTCATCAACACCACCATTCAGGATTGCAAGACCTGCCTTTCCTGCTTCAGCAGATGACCATAATTCATTATAGGCAATACCATTTTCATCTGCATACTGCTTTGTGATTTGAAGAACATCAGCAAGTGACATTCCTGAATTCATACATTCTTGGAATGACTTTCCTGTTTTTTCCTTGATGACACCACCAAGTGTTGTTCCTGAATCACCCAATTCATTGAACATACTGTTCATGTATGTGGTTGCTTCTGCTGTTGCAATACCCTGTTTAGTAAGTGAAACATAACCTGATGTCAAGTTGTTGATATTGACACCCATTGAAGAAGCTGTTGGAATAACTTTACCCATTGCAGATGCAAGTTCATCAACAGTTGTTTTACCTAAGTTCTGTGTTCTAACAAGTTTGTTTGCTATTTGGTCAGCACTTCCTGCTGATTTACCATAAGCATTCATTGCTGTTGTCAACACATCCACTGCTGTTGTTGTACTTGTGAAACCTGCTTTTGCAAGGTTTCCTGCTGTTTCAACAAACTTTCCAACCTTGTCCACACTCTGACCTGCTGACAGTGCCTGATATCCTGCTTCAGCAAGTTCTGATGCAGACAAACCTGTTTTATTGGATAGGGTCAAGAATTCCTTGGATAAGTCACTAACTGAAGTCTTGGAAGTATCAAACAAGGTTGACATCTTTGCCATACCATTTTGAAAGTCAGAAGCTGACTTTGTTGAAGTAGTCAGTGCAGTTGCAAGAACTGCTGACACAGGTGCAATTGCTTTTCCAAGACCTGTGATTTTGTTTCCTGCTGTTTCCATAGCAGAACCAATCTTGGTTGCAAGATTCTGTGCTTTTGTATTGGTTTCATCAATCTGACTGTTTGCTTCTTTGTTATTGATGAAGATACTTCCAACAAGTTTAAACAAATCCATAATTCAATTAACCCCCTTCCTTTTCTATTTCAAAATTTTGCATGATTTTATAAGAATCTTTTATGGTTGCTTCAAGCTGTTCCTTTGTTGGTCTTTCACCCTTTGGTTTGTTACCAACTTTCAAATCATGCTTGAACTGTTCAAATGTTCTTTCATCCCAAGGTGGAAGTTTGTGAATATAGAATTCCCAAAGTTCATTGTGCTGTTGTTTTTCATCAAAGACTTCCAAGAAGTCCATCAATTGCCCTGCACCAATCACCTTATCAAGCAAAATAAATGGACTTGCGTATTCTCTGAATAGCAAGTCCATAAAAGTAAGATGGTTTACTTGAACAATTTTGAAACAACCTTGAAAAAATCCTTGAATTCCTGCTTCTGAACAACAGCAACAATCATTTCAGTGAAAGTTACCATGTCAAGGTTTCCAATTTCCTTGACTGTCATTCCTGACAGACCTGAAAGAAAAGTGTAAATTTCATTTTTGCAGGAAGGAAGATTCTTCATAATGATAGAAACAACTTCCATCACAACAGATACACCAAGCATTGTTGTAGCATCTGTGTTTTCATCTTCATCATCCTTCTGACTAATCATTGACTTCATGTCTTTGATTTTATCAGGTGTGATGATTTCCTTTAAATCCTTGAAACCAATCTTTGAAAGAATCCCAAACATTGGGAATAAGTCATCAGATTTCAGTGTTCTAAGTTCAAATTCCATTAGTCTTCACCCACTTTCTTTCTTGTTCTTTTTGCAGGTTCTTTATCTTCCTGCACTTCAATCAGGTGTTTTGAAACTTCCATGATTTCAGAAATTCTTTTGTCATCAGCTTCAAACACTTCACTAATCTTGTGAAGTTTCCCTGTGTATCTGTCATTGAATTCATTTATAACCTTTACTTTTGCCATTGTTCAAAACCATCCTTTCTAATTACGCAAGTGTTTTTGGATAATAAATGTGATAAGGAAGGGTGTCAAGGTCAGAATCAAGGTCTGCATGACATGCAAATGTATATGTTCCAACCCCTTCTTTCTTATTTTCACCATTTGATTCAAGTCCACTTGTACAAAGTGCATTGTCCATAATGACAATGATGTTTTTACCGCCTAATGTCTTACCAACAAAAGCAATATTCTGAAGATAATCACCATCTTCAACATCTGCCTTTGATTCAATCAGGTCATAATTGGTATCTTTGGAAGTCCCATCAACACCAATGATTGCTGATTTGATAATATCCTTTGTGATTTCAAGGAAATTGATTTCCATTTCAGCAGTTTCACCTGTCTTGACTTTAAGACCTTTTACCGCAACCATTGCACCATCTGCTTCAATGTCTGCAAATTCAGGTGTGATTGTAATCTTAGAACCACCCTGTGTTGCACCCATAATTGAATTTTCAAAATTCCATTTGTGGGAAGTATCATCATAAGTCACATTCTTATGAATCGTACCTGCACCAAACAAAATCTTTTTAGGTGTGTCGGATGTCACACCTGTTTTTCCAAACTTCGCCATGTTTTACACCTTCCATTCTTTTATTCTTAATGTTATTTCTAATCTATGAATACCAAATTCAACTGAAGGAACAGGATATGCTGTCACATACATGATTGCAATTCCTGAACCACTTTTCATGATATCTGTTATTCCATCACATCCAAGTGTGTCCTTCAGTAATTCCTTTACAGTTTCAAGATTCAGAAAACTTCCTTTTGTGTTACCTGTCAGAATGAAATTACATTCTTCCATTCCATCTTCATTCAATGGTTCTATTTCCTGATATTCACCAACCCAATATGTTTCAGGAATATCAGAAGTCCATTCCATGAATTCATAGGGAATGTTTAATGATTCTAACAGGTTGTTTATATAATTAAGACCTTCAGTTGTCATTATCAAATACCCCCAAAATATCTTTCAGCAACAGACTGAATCTTTCCTTCTGTTGCTGTGAATGCTCTGTATAAAGGTCTGTTTGCTGTTTTACCATTGGTATAATAAGCATTCAGTCCCTTCTTTCTCATAATAGCAACAACTCTTTTTGCTTCTTCCTTGGTGTATGTCTTTCCACCTTTTGGTGCTTGTGGTTTTCCACCTGTGTCAACAAAGACCCAATAACCTTTTCTGCCATCACCATTGATTGCATGTTCACCTGTTCCAAATTCTTCATAGATTGCATTCCAATAATCTGAACCAATGTGAACTGCAAGTGCATCTTCATCAACCTTGTATTGATAAGAACCTGCTGTCTGTGATATCTTTCTTCTTCTATTTCTTTGTGCCTGTGACCTGATTTCACCACCAATTTTATGAAGAAAAGCAATTGCTTTATCTTTCAGTGCTGTTTTCACATTCACTGAATAACTATGGAATTCTACATTCTTAGACACCTAAACCACCCCCAACATACTGAAGCATGATTTCCAAGTGCTGATGCATTCCCATAGGGTCATCAATCATTAAGATGTGGTATTCAACCCCATCAATAATCATTCTTGCATTTTCAGATGTTGCATCAATCTTTGTTTCATCCTGTTGTGACTGAATAACACCTGTTTTCAGATTGAATGGATTACAAACCCATTTCTTTGAAAGATTTCTGAAGGATTTAAAATCACAGATGAAAATATGTGTGGATGATTGCACTTTTGCACTGTATTCACTAATGTCATTTTGACCATTGGATAAGTCCAACCAACCTTTCAGTGATGTGACATCCATCCACACATGTTCCTTTTCACCAATGATGTTCTTTGTTCCTTCATCTTTCACCTGAATCAATGCAGTTGTATTTCCACCAACTGAAATCATCAGAATCTTGCTTTCATGTAAGGTTTTAAAAAACCAAGCAGGGAAACAGGATATCCCATCACTTGGTTATTTGCATCATAATCAACATAGGTCACAGAATGTCTTGACAGTGATTCAGATTTGATTCCAACCTTATCACGCATATCAACTTCATATTTCATAAGATTGATGATTCCAACCTGAATATCTTCAGGATAGACAACTTTTGTGACCATGTTGGAATCAACAGTGAACACTTCTTTGTCAAGTCTTATGAAGTTCTTACCAACTTCAGTGACCACATACAGTCCATCATTCACTTCTGATTCTGAAATCTGAATGGTATCACCCACTCTGATGAATGGATGACCACCAAAGATTCTGTCACCAAGACTGTTTCCTATGAATCTGATGCTTCTGTTCTGAAAATTGTTATTAGTGTACTTCCTGATAAGAAGTTCCAATGCATTCAGTTTCTTTTGAAGAATTTTTGTGTCCTGCCCTATGAAATCAGGCATGGACACAATATCATCAACTGATATAATCATCAGATTCACCGCCTTTCTTTACTTAGGCAGTAGGTGTGACTGCTGTTTTAAGAATGACAACCTTTGCTTCATTTGTAAGTGCAGGCATACCATGTGCAGTACATACAATTTCATCACCAACACCAATGTGTCTTTCATGTTCTACTAAATTACCTTTCTTTAAGAAATAAGTAATTGCAGACATATCATCTTCTGTTTCTGCATCATTATCTAATTTAATAATTGGATTGAAGTATGCAGGTGTGCTGACTGCTGTGACCATATCATTTTCTTTTACAAATGGAAGGGATTTCTTAACTTCTGCAATATTAGAAGAAGTTACCTTTGTAGAACCACCCATCTTATACCATGTATCAAACTTTGGTACTTTATTTGACACAACGACATCACATCCTGCAATCTTACCAATTGCACCGCTGACCATAACCCCATCAGAATATTTGTTTTTATCAATGAAGTCAGGGTCTTTTCTTAACTGTGTTTTCTGTTTGGAATGGATAAGAATGACCTTTTTGCTGTCTTCTTCTTCACCAAATACATCAACACCTTCAACAATTGCATTGTAAGAAATTGCACCTGCTGTTGCATCACAAATGTTTTTAGATTCAATAAGAACATTAACTCTATCATTGTCTAATTTTTCAGAAATAGACATTGCAATCTGATTTGTTGCAGTTCCCATTGGGTTTCCATAACCTGATATCTGTGCTTCATCTGTAAGCATTACACCTTTACCGATTTTCTTAACACCATACTGTGATGTTGTGAATGCCATTTTTGTAGAATCAATCTTTTCACCTTCCTGAAGGTCTTTTGCTTCTCCAATATAACCCCATTTAGGAACAGTTACTGTTGAACCTGCCTGTCCACTTAAAGTGTTGTCAACTTTAATATACCCTGACATAACAGCTTTCTTTTCAACTTTTGCGTTAATCATATCTGACACAACCTGTGGGTCAAATACATCACCATTTACTAATGTTGTAGTTTTACTTAAATCTGCCATAATTCTTTCACCTTTAACCTTTCTTAATCATTTACTAATGTTGTATATAATTCAGGATTTTCTTCTTTTAACTTCACCCTTGATGCATATCCCATCTTTTTGAAGTCTTCTTTTGTGACTGTTGGAACATCTTCTTCATGCTTTTCGAGTTTCTTTTCTTCAATCTTCTTAGTGGAAGTTGATTCAAACTGACTTGGGAACTGTGTTTTCAGTCCTTTTACCTTGTCATCAAGACCTTTGACCTGACCATCTTCACCAAGTTCAGGTTTCCAATCACTGTCATGATTCATTTTATAAATCAAATAATCAATGTCGGTTGCCTTTGCACCTGCTGAAAGAAGACCAATCTTCAATGCAGATTCTGTTTTTGCTTCAGCAAGTTCTTCCTGCTGTTTCTGAATAGTTGCTTCATACTCTGTGATTTTTGTCTGCACATCTTCCTGACCTTTAGTTGCTTTCTGAAGTTCTGCAATCAGCTTCTGTGATTCTGCATCCTTTGCAACCATTGCATCATGGTCAGTCTTTAATTTCCCATATCTCACATCAAGATTTTCTTCTGATGCAGTATAGATTTTGTTCTGTTTCATAGCATCAAGAATTCCTTTGACCTGTTCATCAGTCAAGTTCTGTGCTTTCAATAATTCCTGTAATGTCATTGTTATATTCCTTCCTTTCACATTTACAATTTTTACAAGTTATGTCTTGGATGTGACTGTCAGTCACTGATGTTTTACATGGTCACCCATGAAAATGACATAAAAATAAAGCAGTTTAATGTCTTACTTAGGACATAATAAAAACACCCTGTTTCCAAGGTGTTTAAATTACTGTGTTCTATCCATGAAGAAGTTCTTCCAATATGGATTTTCTTCATCAAAGATTTTCCTTTGTTCTGATGTCAATGCATATGGGTAATCTCTGAACATATTGAATTCAGTCTTCTTATCAAAAGAAAAGACCCATTCACCTTTTACTTCAGGATTGTTCAACCACCATATCTTGTCATCAGGATTGTTTTTATACCATTTACTTGATTGTTCCATTTTTTCCCTTCTTCTGTGCAGAATCTGATGTGTTGATGTACCCTAACAACCGTTTGAAGTCATCAGTATTGAAATCTGAATCAGCAATATCTATCATTCCATGAACCTCTTGTGACCACTTGTTTGATTTACTTGAACAACCAAAACGGTTTACCAATGTATGACGAACATTACCGTTAAAATCATGCCACCCACTCTGTGTAGGTGATTGAAGTTCTAAATATTGCAACACTTCATCAGTTGTTTTCCTAACTATTGCTGCGTGCCTTCCAACATAAAGATAATATTCTTTTCCAACTTCACATTGCTTCAACAGATTTTTCCCGACAGTTGCGGTACACGCACCTTTGGCAGTTATTTTTTTAATACCCTTAGTTTCAAATAATGATTTCAGGTTATAGGTGTTTGAAAAGAAGCTCTGACTTTCCCCACCACGAAAATCTAAAACGTTCCATCCCTGTTTCTGTCCTATATACGCAAGTCCTAAAGATGCACATGAACCACTAGTAAGGTCACCACCTGATAAAGTCTTTATAATTTCATCAGATGTCATTTTTGTCTTTTGATTTTCAACAGCATTGTATGGTACTTTCAATCTGTCATTCAATGTTTTGAAAAATGCATCATATGTTGAATCATCTGAACCTTTGGGTTTAGATAGTGTTTCCACTTTCATTGTATCAGCATTGTCAGGAAGTTTCAAATACTTCTGTTTGAAATCCTCAAAATCTTTTGTTTTATCCAGTCCAAAGAATGTTGCACGTTCTTGTAAGGTCTTTAGTTCATCATCGTCTAAAGCCCACTTTGCCCTTTGAAGAAGTTGACATCTGCAATTGCAGACATTCCTTGCAGAACCACCAACACCCGGTGCTTGCATTTTCTCACCGCCAACATCAAACGGTTCATCAATTTCCCTGATCTGTCCGTCACATTCCCGGTGTTCGTCCCTTGTCCGTCCGTCAAGTGTGGAATCCCACTGTTTGACTATATCAGCACCCTTTTTCTTTGCCCCATGCTGACCGTCAAGGGCTGCTTCATTCTGTATTCTATGTCCTTCTGTCCGGGCAATCCGTATTGCATTGTTAATTGCTTTATTAAATGGGCTGTTCATACCCTTAGCAATCCTTACCGCCATTTCATTCCAAGATGAACCGCTACTGATCCCCCTTGAAAGTTCAGCACGAATTGAGCGTTTCAAATAATCAACATCTTCACCCAAACGCTTATACAGACCGCTTGACAGTTTACTGTTGGTTTTCAATGCTTTGACAACCTGATCTTGCTGAATTGGTATTACAAGCGGTATACCTGTACTTTGCAAATCATAGAACATACCAACGTAACCGTTGATATATGACTGTTCCAAGTAATCGGCAATGGTTGTAAATTGACCTTCATGTAGGTCATAAAGCATTGCTTCAAGCTGATCAACCATCATTTGCTGATATTCCTTTTGGTATACTATACTTTGCAGATTTTCAAGGTCTGTCCTTGCAGACAGTTCCCTGATTTTCTGTTCACAGTCCTTTTTTGCCTGTTCATATACCAGTTCTAACAGCTTGATTACTTTCTTTTCATCATTAAGCTGTGCTTGCTGCACTTCCTTCTGTGCTTTGTTCACCTATTCCACCACCTTCATCATCCGGTATAATAGAATCAAGATCATCTTGCGCCTGTTGCACCTTAGCAGCTTCATTATCCGGTAACTTGTCCTTTATTTTCTCATAATCAATATCAAGAACATCACAAATATACTGAATCGTCAGATCATCACCAAAAATCTGTGCCAGTGATAACAGGGTGTTGATTTGCACCTGTTGTTTCTGTGCTTCTGTAAGTTCATTCTGTTCATTTTCCTGTTCATTACTCATTACTTCGTGGGTGAACTCAAAATAAACATCTGTGATCTGATAATCTGTACCGTTCTGCTGATTAATTTCATCAATGCAGACTGCTACGATCTTACGCAAGAACCGCTTGATATTCCTTTCAAGGTGTTTACATCTAAGGTCAAGCAGTGAATAGGCTGCCTTAATTGCAATATTGGTTGTTGCTGATGTATCTTTCAGACCTGACAAGTTCAGACCCATACCAAAACGGTATATGTTCTTTTCATCCAATTCTAACTTAACCTTCCGGGCTTCATACGGTACATCTACTGTATGTACTTCAATACCGCCATCTGAACCGACACCAACAATCTTTTTTGTCTTAAGATTCTGCTGCAATTCATCAAGGTTATCACCTTCAAACCCTTTGACTGCATATAATGGATGGTCAAAGTCAATCAGGTTATTGGAAAGACTGGATGCCATAAGGTCATAATCATCAATCAAGTCTTTTACAGCTTTCAGATTACTGATCTGTTTTTTGTTATTATCCAACCGGAAGAATGGCAAGAAACCAAGTGAATCAACATAGGTGTTATCATCACCGTCAACCTGATACAGTATGTGTGGTCTTGGGTTCACCTCGGCTTTATTGTCAAGCTGTATTTCCCCTTCATCGGTCTGAACATAGTAAACTACCTGTTCATCATCCCAATCCATGATTTTCTTGATTCTGTGCCCTTCCTTGTCAACCCGGTCAACGTACCAATAAATTACATGGTCTTTTCCGTCCTCTGCAAATCGTGCTTCTACTTCTACAACACCGATACTGTCAGCACATGTGAATTTCAGCTTGTCAGTGCTGTCTTTCATAGCGTACATATAAGCAAAACCTTTTGTCTGACAGTCTGTAAGTGTTTCTGACAGTTCATCAATAAAATCATCGTTATTATTGAATCTTGCATCAAGTTCACTCTGTAGTTCAGGCACATCACTGAATACAAAACCATCTGAACCTGAAAGAGTGTACTGTGTACCCTGTTCTGTCAGTTCCTTGAAAAATGGGTGCGGTATTCTCACATTTGCCCGGCTTGTATCTTCTACAAGTTGACCATCAGAATTAAAATAAAACATTCTGTAATTTTTAATATCGTGATCACCGTCAAAATAGCGTTCACCTATTCTTGCAAAATGCTTTTTTGCTGATGCAGCATCTTCATCAATGAACATTTTTATTTCTTCGACTGTAAGCACCTGTCACCCCACCTTTCTATAATCTGATTTGTAAGGTCAATGATTTCATCCCCATGAACACCAAAAAAGTCACACATTGCTTCTTCACCTTCAACAGTGTGACCGTATGAGAACATAAATGCATGAACCAATTCATGAATCAGTGTTGAACGTATTACTGATTCAGAACGTCCGTCCATAATGCTGATCAGAAGTTCCTTATATTCGGTCAGCCCAAAATTATAGCTGTTTGGGTCAGGGTTCATTTTTTTTTGCATTTGCATCCACCAGTTTGACCTTCCATACATCATTGTGAATTTTTATTTTCATAGGTTCATACCTCATACTTTCTAATACAACCAAGTCTTAGGTTCATAGAATGCAAGTGTGATTGAATCAGCAATATCAGGACTACCGACACCACGTTTTTTCATGTCATCCTTGCTTTCCAACTGAATCTTACCTTTGGATGTTATCTTTTTACGTCTGTTTGATAACTGCTTTATCATTTCATCATCATAAGGTAATTCAATGATTGGTTTACTTTCTTTTTCCTGCATCATGCAGCTAAAATTTTCTTCAAGTGCATCCCTCAATTCACCCCATATCTGTGAACCAAGGTTTGCGTAATAATCATCTGTTGCAGATGAACCATTGTTTACTGGAACAACCACATAAGGAAGTCTTTCTTCTGCCACAACTTCCTTCAATCTATCAGTTACACCGCCACCAACACCTGTATCATCTATTTTGATAATGCAGCGTTTTAACTTTGGATATTTCTGCATATATTCTTTACAGGTCAATATCACATTCCCAGCAGTTTCCATTGTGCTTTTCTTTGAATATTTTGTGAATGGGAATATTTTCCCTGCTATTCTCGGTGTAATAACTGTTTTATCATCACCGAACCGGGCAACGTCACAACCAATATGAAGCACATTAGAAGTGGTTATTTCAGATTCTTCAATTGAATTATCACAAGCAAGTTCAACTGTTTCCATTGAAATCAATGAATCAAGTGCCCCTTTGGGAAATTCACCAAAAATACGAACCCTTGCAACATCTGAATCCTGACCGTATTTTTTTAACAGCATTTCAATGTTGTCTTTACTGGTTCGTTTGGAATCCATTGAACTTACTTTGTGTACTCTGAACTTATCCCTATCAACATTATGTGAATCATAAAAAACCCCTTCTAAACGGTTAGGGTTTCCACACATCAGAAGTCTATTTTCTTTACCGGATAATGTACCGAGTATTGCTTCCATGATTGGATCTGCAACACCACTTGCTTCATCCACCACAATCAACATATGATCTTCATGGAATCCCTGCATATTTTCAGGTTTCGTTGCTGTCTTTGCTGTTGCAAACCAACGTTCTTCATCACCAATCATGTACACCTTTGTTTTTGTCCATTTCAGAAGGTCTTTCACAAGGCTGTTATTTAACCACTTAGCGATTTCAGCCCAAAGTACATCATAAAGCTGTTGCATTGTTGGAGCTGTTGCGATAACCCTTGAATACGGTCTACACACCAAAAACCAAATAATTGCACCTGCTTCAAGTGCTGTCTTACCTACACCCTGACCTGATCTGACTGATATTTTTGGGTATATTACCAAATCATTCAATACTTTCTTCTGCCAATCGTCAGGAATCATTCCAAGGACTTCTTTAAAGAAAGCGACGGGGTGATCATAATAATAATCAATAATTTCTAAAAAATCATTCATTCTGTTCAGCCCTTCTTTTTGCAATCTCAATAATTGCTGCTTTCCAATCTTTGGAAAATGCATCTGCATCAGCTTTTGTTTTTCCTTCTAATTCAAGGTAGTCCTTAACCATATTCTTCAAAGAATCCACTGCTTTACTTTGTGCTTTCAAGAAACTTGCTTGCTTATCCCAAGCCTGTTGAACTTCCCATTTTTCTGAAAATATTTCACCTGAACTTTCTGCAATTCTTTCAATGGTCTTATCATCCTTATCCTTCACATACATAATCTGTTGTGCCCGGATAATTGCAGCATACTGAATTTGAATAGCATCCCAAATCAAATCAAGCGGTGATTTTTCAGTCAATGAATCAATAATGTCCATAGATTCTTTTGGTAGGTATTTAGAAAACAGTCCATGCTTGACTGCATTAGTGTTTTTTTCAGGTGCACCAAAGCCAACTGCATTTTTGTTATTCGGTTGACCGCCCCTTTTTCCATTCCGAACGTTCGTTATTTTTTCCGAACGTTCACTATCCCATTTATATGTGCTTTTCCATCTTCTGATAGTACCTGACGGAACATCAAGTTTTTCAGCAATATCCTTTAATTTCAAGCCTTGCCTATACAAGGCAAAGGCTTCATCAACTAATTTATTCTTTGCCTTTGGCAAGACTTTCACCTCTATTCGTTTGTTTTGAAAATCTCAACTCACTTATCATAAAATGTCTGTTTTCGTATATCATTTTTATAACAAAAAGTGCTGCAAGGTAGGAGGTTTTAGCACCCTTGCAGCACATAAGACAATAAGCAATATAATTTTGCATAAAAAATTGCAGGTAATAAATTACCTGCAAAAATTATTATACAGCATACACTATAAAAGGTCTGCTTGTATTTGTCAAATATGAAATGATTGGTTTTATGTCAGATATGTAAGGTTTTTATAGGTATCTTCAAACGCTGAAAGTGCCTTATTATGCAGTTCTACGGTATATGAATAAGATTTTTTCATTTCCTGTGAAGCAACCTTGACTGTTTTAAACTGCACATACACTTTTGTAAGAATCTGAATCATATTCTTATCACGCAATCCCCGGATTTCCTTAATGATCTGCTTTTTTGCATCAACGAACTGATCTATTTCTTCATTGATGTGTTGGTCAAACATGGTATACCTCACTACGTCCTTACATAACTTATCACCTACAGGTGAAGTCTGCACTTTGTCCCGGCTGTAATCAATACCGCCTGCACTGCATACATTCATCTTCATATCTGACAGCGTGGCAATATCATCATTTACCTGCATATCTAACACTTCAAGCTGTTTCAGATATTCCCTTGCACTTAATTTCTTCTGATCACTCATTTTTACCTCACTTTCTACGGTTGGTTACACTTCGGTTACGGTTAAAAATAGCCTAAAAAGTGCTTCAACCCCTTATAAATCAAGGAAGTTACGGTTTCTACGGTTACGGTTAAAACTCTATTCTCTATATATTCTTATTTTTACTAAGTTCTATACTATCATAAAATACTAATTATTAAAGAATGTACTTTTAACCGTAGACAACTGTAACCGCCAGTATTTACAAGGGTTTCAACCGTAACCCTTAACCGTAACCAACTGTAACTTTACCGTAACCACTACCACAACAGCACTGATTGGTACATCGAACTAATAAAACATCTTACCTGATTTTTTATGTTTCAGCGTTACTCTTCCAACAATTTCAAACCCGGCAATGTCAACAATGTTCCTGATCACTTGAATCAGCCTGTGGTTACGGTCATTTAGTTCTGCATTTTCTTCACGCTTGACCGTTGCCATTGCTGCACCTGCTGTTGGGTCAACATATCCTTCACTATTTTTGTACATTTACATCTTTCCTTTCTTAACATGAACCACCGTCTGCACCATGAAATGCACCAACTGGATAGTTCCAATTTTCTGTATAAATATCTTCTGTTCCAAACTCTCCGGTAAGTATTGAACGAATTGCTTTTTTATCATTCCAACATACACACGATGGTGTGTCACCTATAAATTCATCAAGATTCTTTTTGTTATCCAATGTAAAACCAAGGACTTCTTCATCATGCCTTAAGGATGCATAATCATCAGGGAAAAGTTCTTTTACTCCGGCAAATAACCGAGGTGTTGAAAATATACACATCATGCAACTGCATCTGTTCCAACCAATCCTGTAACAGGGATGTGGATTTATATGGTGTCGTTTCAATAGTTCCCACACATCTTTTTCTGAATAGTCTATACAACACCGCCACTGATGAACAATTCTATGTGCTTTAGCTGTTGCGTTTGTTCTATGTATTTCCATTTCATTGTATTTTGACCTTCCTGCTGATTCTCCCCTTCTTTCACCTGATACAATTAAAATTTTCTTATCATGCTTGGTTTCTTCAAGGTTTGCTGTCACACTGTCCTGAACTGCTGCTTTCAGATTTCCACTGCACCAACGTCCTGAATGTGTACCACCCTTTGCCGGAAATTTATGTCTTTTACCACCCAATTCTTCAAGTTCACCAAGTCTATCAAGGTTGCTTACAACTGTATCTGCAACACATATTTTCAAATACGCTGAACACCAACGACGTGATAGATCACCAGTTTTTGCCGGAAATTTCATTCTGTAACCATACTGTTTCAAAAGTTCTTCCATTTCTTCTGTTGCCTGTTCTTTCAATTCCCTGCATTTCAGATAATTACTTGAAAGTTTACACTGTTTTATTTCCCCAGTATCAGGGTCAATCCATTCAATAGGTTCTGATGCACCTATCCGATACAATTCACCAAAGAAACCGTTCACCCGGTATGAAACTCTTAACTTAACACCTTCCGCATCTGCCAGTGCCTTTACATAGTTTTGAGTACATTTCCAGTCCATTCTTCGAGTTGGGTGACCACCATCAATATCGTGATGCCAAAATTCTATTTTTTCCTTTGGTACACCCAGTTCAATAAGTTTCAGGTAACAAGCAACTGAATCCTTACCACCTGAAATAAGGACAACAATCAGATCATATTCTTCAAGCGGTAATAATCTAGGTAAATAGATTTTCTTAAAATGTTCTGAATCACATCTACCTTTTACCCTTGGTTTTAATCTAACACCGTCACCGTATATAGGTTTTTCCTGTTTACCAAGTATAACAGGTGTATCAGGTGTACACTCTGAATCTTTTATAAAGTTCATTCATCATCACCGTCCTTTACCGGGCAGTGATCACAATCACCATTTGCAGCACCGAAACAACCCCAACAATCATCAATCTCTTTCGTCTTTGGTTTGTACTTTTTTGCTGCAACAGCTAATGCCATTACTACAGCACCAAGGATTAACCCAACCGTAAGACCAACGCAAAAACAAACCGTACCTGTTAATACTAACTTTTCCATACCATCACACCTTTCTGAATATCCTGATAGACTTACCGCCCACTTTAGTTACTACTGTTTCAAATCCCAACCGCTTATTGATCTGCTTACTGAACACGATGTTTGACATTGGTTGCATACCACAATCAGCACAAAATACTTGATACCTGCTGTATACGTCACCTGTTGGTTCATCCTCAATCATTTCAACACCGCATTCATCGATAAATGCCTTGATTGGATTATTTTCATTTTCATATTCATCAATCTGTTCAGCCACTTTTTCAGACTTGGTGAACTCATTATTTTCAATAATTCTTTTCAGTCCTTCCACACCTACCCTGATCAGATATTCGACTGAACTTTGTTCAATCAACTGATACTTGATATAAGGGTTGTAATCCGGGTCAATATCACCACTTGGTAAATACTTTGTAAATCTTGCGTTGAATGGAATAATTACCAAACGTCTAAGAACTGCCCCTGTCTTATCTTTCATTCTTGGTATATCATTTGCTGAAAACAGCAGCTTCACATAAGGGTTAAACTCAAAAGGGTCTTGCCCTTTTCTTTCTGCTTTGATTCTGTTACCTGTAACTACTTTCTTGAATGTTGCTACCTGTGAACCTTGCAGGAAGTCATCACCAATATCATCACCGATATTTGCCAGTTTTCCGAACATCATTGATGTGCTGAACCTGTCCCCTAATTCCTTAAGATCAAGTGCTGATATATTCCCATCACCAAGAATTGCTTTGACACAATCAAGGAATGTACTCTTACCATTGGACTTGTCACCTGTCAGGATGAACGCCTTACCAAGTTCATTCCTGCGGTAAAAGCAATAGCCAATACATTCTTCCAATAATGCCCTGATTGGTTGATCACCGCAAGCTAATTTGTTCAGTGTATCATCAGCAAGTTCACTATAGGCTTCCGGGTTATAGTCCCAAGGTATTTGATTGGTAATAACCAAATCAGAGCTGAATGGTTGCATCTGTCCGGTCACAATATCCAACACACCGTTCCTGAATGCTATATAACGTGCATCTGCCTGTGCTTTTTCATCAGCTATAAGTTCCATATACTCTAATACTTCTCTTCGCTGTGTCTTTTTCAGGTTAGGTATTTGATTGATCATAGCTGTTTCGATGGCCTTGTACCCAACCTGATAAATCCCATCTTGATAGATATGTAACTGATTACTTATACTGACTACATTTTCATTGTTCTTAAGCCATGTTGCAAAACGGTCAAACAGGAATGTCTTATCACAAAAGAATACAGGTTTTTGAAATGCTTCATCCCTAAGAATCACTTCCAGTTCATCATCAGATAACGGTTCTTTCAGAACAAATCTGTTCAGAATCCTGATACATTCTCTTGTATCATCAACACTAAAATCATTTGATGTAAGTGTCAGGATATAATTGAATAGTGCCTGATTGCGTCCGTCACCTGCATCCATATCAAGAAAGTCTACCGCTGTGCGAACTGGAAACAACCACTTTGGAACTTCCTGATATGTTCCACCTTCTTCAATATCCCACTCAATAAAACGTTCTTCACCGTCAATTTTGATTACTTCGTATGATGAACGTGTACCGAGTTTTATATCTGCTGTCAGACCAACCGCAAGGGGTACGTGTGTCCTGTTCCTTGTAATACTGTGATTCTTAAATAAAAAATGTCTGCCCCGGCTTGTACAATACACCCGGCAATCAAGCTGATATTCTTCCACAATGTTCATTAAAATTTCAGACTGTTCAGCATCGTCAATATCTATCAGGATGGTATCATCAGCAAGAACACCACCGAACCCTTCAAGATTCTTCACTTCGTCATAAGTGCGGTATTTTGTTCGGTCTTTGAATGCTTCGATTGCTTTCTTGCCTTTTGTCTTTATGTACCCTTTGTACAACATCCTGTTTCACCATCCTTTAACTAAATTCTTGCATCACCTTTTGGTAAAATACCCTGTTCTTAATATTCTGCTTATATTCTTGATTCACTACTGTAAGAAGTATCTTTGATTCTCTCAATGATTTCTGACAGTCCTTAACCTGTTCATTCCACTTTTCCCATTCTTCATTTTTATGAATAGGGGTGGATTTCTTAAGCATATTACGGTTAAACGTTGCAGCTTTTAAGCGATTTTCTAAAATGTAAATATTACTTTCAATGTTTGTAATCTTACCTGCAAGTGCTACCTGACTGTTATGGAATTTGTCTTTATCCGTTACACCACACTGCTGTATGTATTCTTTTATCTGTTCTTCACACTCCGGTGTGTAACTCTGTCTGATCAGCTTCAACAGTTTTCTAACCTTTGTAATTTTTCCATCAGATAAAAACCTATCTAAGTGAATAAGCATCTGACCATGATCATATTTAATTGTAATGTCTGTCATGTTCCCACCTTTCCGGTATTATGCTACAATACCAAATTGTTTCAGTCTTTTTCTTGCTAAATCTATGTACCACTGCTTATCTAATTCCGGTGGTACTTTAACCCCAATTACAGAATCGTTATAAATGAAACTGTGATCAGGTGTGTTTCCAAATTTTTCACCCTTTGGTTTTACAACCTTACGTCTTAACAACCTACCGTCTGTAACACGATTGGAAGCAAACACACGATAAGATTTATAAGTATATTTTTGTGTGGTAGGATATGACCACAGTTCTGTTCGTGTACCGTCCCGGTGTTTTGTTACCTTAGTAATATGACCAGTACCCTGTTCATGCTCTACTAAGTTATAGTTGTTTGACAGCTTCACTATTTTTTGGAACATGATCAAGTCATTACACTGATTGATAGTCTGTTCAATAGGTATCTTTTTCACCATGTAGTCAACCAGTGCTTTGTTCAGTATCGGTAAATCATAGTCAATAGCTGAAAGTTCTTTGACATATGCACCAATTCTTTCAACACCACCATCAGTACCAATCCAAAGATAATTGTTTACGTCCTTCTGATAGATTTCTGATATATTGTCAAGTTCAAGCAAGATTGAACATTGTTCAGTAGAACAACGCTGTTCCCACTCCCAACAAATATCATCAACCATTTCAAAGGCTTCATCAGTGTCAGGAATCCAAATGATCAGACCGTCCGTGTTGGACTGAATCAGTTCAAATCCCGGTACAACTTCAAGGTGTTCAATCAGGTCAAGCAACATCAACTGACCATTGATACACATACAGTTGTTGTTCCTTGGGTCATACGCTGCGTTGGTTTCATCCTTCATTGCACCTGACAAGGCATTCAGCATCTTCTTATATGGTAACTGTGCTTTCTTCCACCGCTTGACTTCTTTCTTGTTTCCGGCATTTTTTGCAGCAATTTGCTTTTCCTTCATGGCTTTTCGTGTGTTATACACCAATGGGTAATTGTCATTAGTTGCTGCTCTTGTCACAAGACCCCACGCTATCAACATTGAAGGGTAGTAATTATTTACATCTACATGAAGAATCTGACCTTTCCGGTGTATTGGCTTATCAGATGCACCATGCAGACCGCCAAAACCAAACGTGTGCGGTATTCCGGCAACAACTGTTTCAAAGTTCTGTGACTTGTACCAAGTCTTTTTATCTTTTTTGTCAAAATCTTGTAACCCCATTTCAAGGGCTTCTTTTCTTTTCTCTGCAAACCATTCCTGAACGTATTTGTATTTTTTCAGTTTCAGGCATGGAAGAAAAAAGAAATCAAATTCATCACCAAAATGAGTTTTTGAACACCCAAGAACCTTTGCTGTTATCCGGGCTTCACTGTCACCAATGTCATACAGTGACGTTTCTTTTGGGAATGCCTGTATAATTCCATGAACTGCATTGAACTCACTGACTTTTTCAAGAAATACCTTGATAGTCTGTTCTACGTCATGCCTACAGTATTTAACCGTCTGTTCTATTTCTTCCTGTGTCAGTTTCCTTTTGATACGGAAATCAACATCTGTTTCCTTAATATTTGAACCAAGAAAACCTTCCATTGTTTTCAGTCCGACTGTTTTCATGGTTTCATCATTGCTTGGCATTACATCATAATTGATCATGGGTAATTTATTGAATGCTCTTGAATATTGCCAACCTTCTTTATTATCAACGATAATCCAATCATTGATTTTTTTAGGATTCATACCAAGCAGAATACCTTTCATGATGTACTGATCGTAGTGACGGTTGTTAAATCCTACCCATATATCTTTTCTATTTGCTTCATATAAGGCTTTTAGTTTATCAGGGCTATTGATTATCACGTGTTCTTTTTTATTCGTCACATCAATGAATACAGCAAGCCAATCCTTTTCAAAAACCTCAAAATCGTAGAATATCATTTACTAAATCACCCACTTTTTTGAAAAGCGGTGTGCGTTTTACACACCGCTGTTTTTATATCAGTACTTTTTGTGTGGATTTTTAATCCACAATTTGAGTAAAATTTTTACATATCAAATGCTTCGTTGATTGTGATTGGGTTGAAATTATCAGCTTTATAAGTAACTGCTGCACCAACTTTACCCTGTACTTCCTGAAAAATATCAAGAACACAATCAGCAAAATCACTGTAGTTGATAAATTCCGGTACTGTATCTGTTTCCAGTTTATCAAGCCATGTACAAACAGATTTGATTGCCATGCCATTAGTCCACTTCTGTGAAGTGTTGCCGGAAATAGTACGGTTGAAGAAAATCTTTCTACCCTTCTGATTACCTTCCAAGATGCTACACTGTACGGAAAACATCAGCTTGTCACCTTTCTTTGTTGGCTTGATCTCCATTTTATCAAAACTTACATCATAATCCCCATCCGGTACATCTTCAAACTGTGAATCGTCTGCTTCCTGAACCTCTTTCTGTAATGCGTTAAGATCAACCTGTTCATCGAATGTACTAAAATCTACTGCCATAATTTTTCACCATTTAACCTTTCTTAAAATAAATTTATGATTATAATTGCTATGATACAAGCAATACAAACCCTTGTATAATTATCCCTATTTTTCTGAATCCTGTCACCCACTGAACCGAATCCAAAGAATGCTGCCATGACTGCAAGAAAAATATTTAATGCAATCATGATCTTGTTCTTCTTCGTCTTTGACCTCTGACGTGCTGTTCAGGTGGGTTCATAGCACCGTCTAAAGGTTCAGCCGGGGTCTGTGCGTCAGCAGGTACAGGATTGTTTTCCTGTGCAAGTCTTTTGATTCCTGCATTAAATTCTTCTCTTGTGATTACCTTCATAACCTCAACACCATTAACGATCAGGTCAACCGTATCACCCTTATACTTCATCACATAGTTGTTATTTTTGATGTCATAGAAATATGCATCTGCTTCCAGTGTGACAGATTCAGAATCAGCGTTTATTGTACCGTCCTGAACAGCTTCAGACTTTTCAGCATTTCTTTCCTTACGTGTTCTTCTTGGTGGTTTCTGTAAATCCGGTTTCGGTACTTTATCGGCAACATCCATTGCTTCATCAAATGATACTTCTTCCTGTCCCGGAAAAACCTGATCAATAGCCTTGTCAACTTCATCCATATGATCAGCAATCTTCTGTTCATTGTCTGCCTGAACTTCTGCCCTACTCTTACGTGTTCTTCCAGTCTTTTCTTCTGGTGCATCTGTTGGTGTTGCAGATTCAGCTTTTTTACCTCTTGTTCTTCTGCCTTTGCCGTCAGGTTTTTCAAGATCTGATGCAGCCTGTGCATCAGCCTGACCCATTTCTGCATCTGTCTTATACTCACCGACTTCATAGAAGTTGCGGATTTTATCAGCTACATAATTCAGATCATTATCAATGGCGTATGTCGGGAACATCCCCATAGGTGACTTCACGGTGTCCTTGCCACTGTTTTGTGTGTAGAAGTAATATTTTCCTTCATTCACACCTGTTCTAAGTACAATGGTGAATAGTCCTTCAATGGTGATCTTCTCACGAAGTAACTTTCCGATCAGCTTTATAGTAGTAACACCATTTTCAAGTGTTTCCGTGTGGGTCATATAAGCAACCACCACATCATCAGGAAGTTCCTTGCACACCTCAATGATTTCAAAGTAGTTTGCACCAAAATCATTCCACTTATCCCAACCGTTTTCCTTAATACGGTTCATATATGGAACAGAAAGAATATACTGGAAGTCATCAACTACCAATAACTTCTTCCCGGCTGCTGCCTGTTCCTTCATAAATTTGCAAATCTTGCGTGATTCAACCTCACTGTTCAGCATTGTGAACTTACCCTTGAACGGTAACGGTTTACCAACCGGGTTCACAACGGCAGTTGTTGCAGGATCACAATTTCTCATACTGGTACTTTTTCCTGTACCTGATTCACCCATAACCAAGAGCATCTGTGCCATGTTTATTTATCTCCTTTCTTGAATAAGCCCATTAACTTAGTGAAAAGATTGCTTTTCTCTTTCATTACTTTCTGCTGTGACACTTTCAAAATCTGTCTGTTCTGAAAATATTCAGCGGTTGCAACACTGTTTCTGTAACTTCTGTGACTTCTCTGTTTGTGTTTCTTTGCACTACTCATTGATTTCATCCTCACTTTCTTTGATAACAACCTGTAATCTTGTATTATTATGCAGTGGTGTAACCTCTACTGTATAACCGTTTGCCAACAGGATTCCTACTAAATCCTGATATGCTGATGTGATTCTTGTACCCTCGATTTCAATACAGCCACGCAATCTTGACATTTTACTGAAAAAGTCATCATTTGCAGCATCAACAACACTACGCATATCATTCAGCATATATTTCAGTTCATTGCGCTCGTCTTCCAAATGTCTATTTTCTTCTTTCAACTTTGCAACTTCTGCTTCAAGAACTTCCTCATAACTGTTTTTATTCTTCATTATTTTCACCTTCCTCTTTTACTTCATCGGCTGTTTCTTCCGGCTTCACCTGATCATTGAATCTGTCAAGTTTTCCGACTTCAAGAAACTGTGCTGACCAAAAATCTGCAAAATGAATGATCACCTGCAATGGTTCTTCATGACCTTTCAGATCATACGCAAGACTACCATAAGCACCATCATGATAGAAAATAGCGTGTTCTTCTTCCTCTGTCAGATCAATATAACGTGCTGCCAGTTCAACAGACCTTAAAGGGTGGTCAATGTGGCACAAATCAGAACTAATCTTGTACGGTTTACTTTCTGATCTCTTATACTTCTGTTCAGGATTTTTTTTTGTTGGTCTGCCATCCTGTACCATGTTTTCAACATAATAGGGACTTCTGTAACGTCCACATTTACCAAGATCATGTAACGCTGATGCAATGATTACGCTGTTATGAATCTTGTTATATGCCACACTTCCAAGCAGTGTAAGACCGATCTTTTCAGCGTACTGCATGACATTCACTGTATGCTCTAACAGTCCACCATCTTTACAGCAGTGATTTCCACCGGATGCAGGGGCATCATAAAAACCAAGTTCTTCGATGAAGTCAAGTAAAGTTTCTATACCCTCACGACCTGTTGCCATCAGGCAACCTTTGAAATACTCAATCTGTTCTTCTCTTGTCATTGTTAAATCTCCTTTTCTTCTAACTTTATTTTCCACCGCTTCTGTTCTTCAATATTGGAAAGATACCAAGCGTTAGATTTTGATTTGTGTTCATTGAACCATTTGAACTTTTCAAAGTCCTTTGGGAAAAGTAAAATCCCATATCCACCGGATTCTCTTATTTTTCTTAAATGATAAAGCTGTATCAGTGATGGTTCACCGTTGTCTGCCTTGACTTCAATACCAAGAAAACAGCCGTCTGAACTTACCAGTAAATCAGGAATACCGCTTTTTGTGTAAGCTGCACCACCCCAGTATTTGAGCCACCAACAACCGTATTCATCTAAGTATTTTTTAACCCGGTTTTCAAAATTCTTTTCTGCTGCCACATTAACCACCTAATTTCAGTATCATAAGTCCAACCATTTAATCACCTAAACAAATCATTCCCGGCATCATTAAAATCACACCTATTACAATTTCTTTCATGTGAGCTGTCACCGGTTCATATATATGCATTTCAACAGCATAATCAGATGCACCGACCGCACCAACAATTAAGAAAAATCCAATAATTGCCATAATTCCGAATACCTTATCAAGTATTGAACAATTCATCAGTTAGTTCCTTTCCTTCCTGCAATGCTGCAAGATTCCTTTCTTCAAAACTTCCCTTTACCAGTAGGTAATAGTAGTAACATGGTCTGTTCTGACCGATTCTGTGTATACGCTTCTTTGACTGTTCCCAAAGATCACAAGACCCTTTTCCAAGTGGCAACGTAAAGTACACAATCTTATTTGCTTTCTGGTAGTTACCACCCATTGCCCCTGCTTGGTACTGAACAAATGTGACACTGTTATCTACACATTCATATGCATACATTGAACGTCCTGAACCATTTACAAAACTGACTTCCCTGTTGAGTGATTCACATATTTTTCTAAGTCTTGTTAATTCTTCGTTAAAGTTATAAAACACAATCAACCGATCTTCTGTTGATTCCAGTAAGTCCCTGAATGCTTCCAGTTTTTCCTTATGCCATTGACCGCACAGCTGTCTGCAATATAATGTTTTGGTTAGGCTATTATCACCGATCAACTCAACCCTTGGTGTCACATCTTCACCTTCAAAATCTGAATCATCTTTGAATCTGACTAAGTTCCTTGTATCAAGTTCCAAGTAATTGTGTTTGATGAAAAACTTATATTCATTTGTGATCTTCAAGAAAATTTTCTGTTCAGTCTGTTCAGGCAGTTCAATCACCTCTTCTGTTTTCATGAATACTGCACCAAACTGTGTAAGTCTTTTCTTCAAATGCTCAACGTGCTTATATCCTGTGATTACTTCTTTCTTGTACCCATCACCGTTTTCAATCCATTCAGTCTGAACATAGGAAGCATAAAAGGCTTTCTTGTTAATGTCCCAACCTAACAACTTAAGCTGTGACCACAACCGTTCATACTTTCCTGCGGTTGGTGTACCTGACAGCAAGATCACGCTTTCCGGTTGTAACTTCAATATGAATTTTGACCGTTTAGCGTTTTCGTTGCATATAAGGCTTGATTCATCAAGTAACAATGTAAAGTCGGTTATATGGGCTATATACTTGCGTCTGAACACCAAATCATAATTGATTACACCGACAATCTGAATGTTCTGATCATACAGGTCTTTGGTTTCAACCAGTGTACGGAAGTTCACACCTTCACTCTTCTTGGTCAAGTCCATAACCCTGTATTCAGGGTAATACGTTTTCATGTGATCAACCCAATCATCAATTTTTGATTTTTGGCATACAATCAAATTTACAGTATTGTTCAGCAAATACATTTTTTCAGCACCTACAAAAGTCTTACCAAGTCCCATATCTAAGTAATAAGCACACCTGTTTTTATCATCAGTCAAATTCAATACTTCTTCCTGATGGGGCATGAATTGAAGATCATTCATCTACCTTAATACCTGTACACTGTTCAAAGATTTCTGCATCAAAGTTTGGTATTGACCTAATGTAATTCTTCTGAGAGTCTGATAAGCTGCCCCACCATAACTGACCACCTTCTGATTCATCAAGCACTTTGAGGTAACCGCCTGTTGTTTCATAGGTTGGATTTGCCACCTTTTCTTCATCAGTCATATCTTCTTCATACACCCATTCAACAACGTCTTTTGGTATCTGATTCAGTAAATATCTTGCATCTGAATCTATCCATTCACGATATGTCATATCTGACGGCTTATTGAACAGCATAATCTTCGGTTCTTCTGTATTAAAACAACCAGTATTAAAAGACGATTTGTTCCAGTCCCCGGTGTTCCAGTCCCCGGTGTTCCAGTTCCCGGTGTTCCAGTCCCCGGTGTTGCAGTCCCCGGTGTTCCTGTTCCCGGTGTTCCTGTTCCCGGTGTTGCAGTCCCCGGTGTTGCAGTCCCCGGTGTTCCTGTTCCCGGTGTTCCTGTTCCCGGTGTTGCAGTCCCCGGTGTTGCAGTCCCCGGTGTTGCAGTCCCCGGTGTTCCAGTCCCCGGTGTTGCAGCGACCCGTGCAATTCTTTCCGATATTGACGATTCGCAACACTTCATCCCACGTGATTTCACGCACGATTTCCAGTTTGTCAGTACATGACTTGTCACCGTCTGTTCTTACCTCACCATAGGCAATGACTTCTGCAACCTTGTTTTCACTGTTGAAACTGTAATAATTGAAGCAGTCGGCAGCAGTCTGACAGAAGTGCATACCGTGACCGCAAACATCAAGTTCCCCTTCTTCCTCAAATTTTCCGGGGCAAGCGTACTGTTTAGTATTGCCGTTAGGTGAACAAGTCCAATCAGGTCTGAACACCTTGAACCCATGCACTACATTCTGAACTGTCTTATTCTCCATCTTTCTGTACCTCACCTTTCTGTTCTGTCAACGCTTTGTATTCATCAAGTAATGCTTTCATTTCCGGGTCTTTCTCCGAAAACATTTCAAGCACTGCCATACGCTGCAGCTTATTGATTCTTACGTCCATAGCGGTCTTTAATTCTGACACACGTTTTCTTGATGCAACACGGTTTTCATATGTACCCATATCAACCTTTGCGACGATCTCACGACCATTTGCAACCCTTGAAACAGTGTCATCAATACTTGCGATCTTTGCGACTGCCAAACCGTGATGCCCTGTTTTAACTACTACCACATCACCAACTTCAAAGCTGTCATACATTGCGTACTTTGACATACACACCTGTTCTTTTTCATTGTCATTCAGGAAAGATACCTGTACGGTTTTATAATCTCCAAACATTTCTTCATCCTCACTTTCTTCAATTTCAAATAAAATGATCTGACTTTTTCTTAACCAGTAGCAACCGTATTGACTGTTATGGTTTTTATGGCCTTCAACCATCACACCGAAAATACCTTTATATTCTCTTGTGATTACACCACTTAACCCTTCAAGTTTGCTGCTTCTGTAAGAAATGATTTTTACTTTGTCACCTATCTGCATAAGATCACCGCCTTATATGGCAATACCTTCAATTTCTGCAAAACGTTTTGCATTGATGAAGTACACCCATCTGTTGTCAGATGTATGAATACCGTAACCCCAAGGGAAAACCCCTTGCTGTAAGCCCTTACGAACTGTGTTGTGGTTCATCTGTAACAGCTTTGCAGCCTTTTCCACATCTAACCGGGGAATTACCCCATTTTTCAATTCAGCAGTTGGAAGTACAACCACCTGTTCATCAGATTTTGAAAAGTAATCTGATTCAAGTCCAAGTGCTACTGCAATAGCACTTTGAACATCTTCTGACGGTATCTGTTTACCTGAAAGGTACTGACTGACAGAACCTTTACTTTTTCCAGTCATACCGCACACCTGACGTTGATTCAGGTGTAATTCTTGCATAGCCTGTTTTAATTTTTCACTGAATGTCATTTACTCACCTGCTTTCGGAAACTTATTATTGTTGTACTGTCTTAATAAATGAACTACAACTGAACCGTCTGAACACTTTTCTTCACTTACTACTTCATAAGCTTTCTTTCCATTTTTCAAATCATGGTAGAACGTCAGATACTCCATTTCGCTGTCAAACTTGATCTTTTGCTCAATCCATGCTTCTAAAATCTTTTTCATTGCATTTCCGCTCACTTTCTGCTACTATGTAGCTGAAACATTTTTTTGTTTGTCCCATTGGAACTGGTACTTCCTGTGGGACGTTTTTTATTCTCTAATGTTCCGTTTACGTTTCGGTGTCAGGAAGTTTTCATCCTTACCAAGTGCACTGCAGACATTCTTTCTGCTCTGTTCCAGAGGTTTATGGTTACCTTTTATCCATCCCATTATGGTTGCAACACTGACAGATGATTTTCTTGCCAATGTCGGTAAATCCATATTCTGTTCGCTCATTTCCAGTAACATTTTGGTTGTGTCAATAGGTACCGCCTGCGGTAGAGCAGCTGATCTGATAATTCCTTCAGATTTTGTAATCTCAACCTTAGCCGTGACTTTGGGATTTTCCTCATCATCAATATTCGGTACAATATTTCTCAAAATATTTAATACATAAGGTCTGTTACCTTCCAGGCATCCCGCCATGATCTCAGCGCACTGGATCAGCTTGTCAGTGGAAACCACCACTGTTGGTACACCACTTTCAATGATCTCCTGCATACACTGTTCATCTGGTTCAGCTCTTGCCCTGAAATAACTATCAACCAATTCCCTTTGTACTTTCCATGCCAAATCATCTGTAAAAGACTTCACCAACATCAGGTAACCTGTTTCTGTGATAAGTATTACTGATCCACCAGCGTTGGGACTGATTCCGAACTGACTACGAATTTCGTTGTCAGTTACATTTATCCTGAAAAAATCAACATCTTCAATGAACCGGTTACGGTTCTGATTGAAGTTCCTAGATGCAGTGCCAGATTTCCTCTGATGCACTGCATCAATATCTTTGAGTGTGACAACTCTTTTACCCTGATACTCTTTAATCTGTATCTCTGTCCCCTGTATCTGCATCTGCTGCATCTGCTGCATTTTTTTCTCCTTTCTTACTCATTGCCGCTGCCGTTGCAATAGTTCCTTCCAGATAACCTCTCTCACGTTCGGTCATTGCAGGTAACTTGTCTGCAAGATTTTTAAGGATCTCTTTCTGTTTCTCTGACATATCTTTTCACTTCCTTTCCTCGTTCATTTGTTTGGTGGGGACTGCTGCAACAGTCCGCCAGTTTACATAGCTTTTTTAACTTCTTACTGCTTTTTTTGTGTTATAATTCTCCCTGAAGGGAGGTGAAACACATGGATGAAAAACAATTACATGATTTAGCGGTCGCATATGCACAGGTAAAGCTTCATCACTATCAGGAAGAATATGGAAAAACTTGTGATGAAACTGAACTCAAAGAATACGCAAGAGCTTATAAGTTCGCTATGGTAAACTTTGAGGAAAACTATAATGAACTTGATTAAAGTTCTTCACTAAGTGCTGCATTATTAATTTCATGTGCGGTGAAATCAAGTAATGCAATAGCTTCTTCTGCTGACAGGTTTTGAGATTTCAGCCAGTCAAAAAGCTGGAATCTCAAATTTGCCTGTTTTTCATTCAAGTTTGGAACCATTACTTTCTTTTCTGCAAGTCTCACTTCTTCTCACCTCTCTTTCTTTCTATTATATTTTTTGAATTTACCATTTCAGTCAAACAACAAAGTGCTGTGTCATCTCGCTTTAACAGGCTTATTATTTCACGCTTCCACTCTTGGGGTGTTCCCTGTCTGTTCCACGGCGATTGAACCATTTAGCAAACCACCTGTGTTCCTGCTTGCTTTGTTGGTATATTGCAATTATATGTTGGTTAATATCATTTGTCAATAGCTTTTTTGTAATTTACCAACTTTTTGTAATTTACCAACCTTTTTTATTGACGTTAAGGAATTTTAACTGTATAATTAGTAACAAGAAAAGAGGTGATTATATAATGAAAGACCGAATCAAGAAAATCAGAAAAGAACTTGATTTGACACAACAAGAATTTGCCGACAGAATAGGTATTGCACGTGGTAATATTGCAGCCTATGAGGTTGGAAAAAATGCACCAAGCGATTCTGTCATATCACTTATATGTCGGGAATTTAGCGTCAACGAAAACTGGTTGAGAACTGGTGAAGGTGATATGTTCATGGAACTGTCCAGAGACGAACAGATTGAAGAATTTATTGGAAACCTTTTACAAGGTGAAGAAGACTCTTTTAAAAGACGTTTGATTTCAGGACTGGCAGCTCTAGATGAAAATGGCTGGAAAGTATTGGAAGACTTTCTGGATTCTATCCAAAAGAAAAAGGGCTGATTATTTCAGCCCCAGAAGTGCTCTGATATGTACATAGATCAGGCGCAAGCGTCTATCATCCAACATGTCAAGCATTTCAATAATAAGTTTTTTATAGTCCATACTTTTCATCTCCTAAACACACGTTCTAAAGTAGCGATATCATTATTATAGAACAAATGTTCTGTTATTTCAAGTATATTAATGGAGGTATTTTGTGGGGATATTTAAACTATTTAAAAAGAAATCAAAAACCCCTAAAGATTTGTCTAAAAGTGAAAATTTAGAAGATATTACAAATACACTTTTGGAGAATAATATGATTTCTGTACCGAAAGATGACAACCATAACACCTTTGGGGGATCTCTTGATAAATTAGTTGACGGGGATTTACCTTGGGGGTGGGTTGCACATAAAAAGGATTTTATAGAACCTATCGAAAAAGAATATAGTTATTTCTTACAATCATGGTTAGATGCCAGAAATGGTTCACCAAAAGAACTTTATTCTGCTTTAAAGTCCTTTGTTCTTTACATGAAAGATGTAGAAGAGTTATGTAAATCCAAAGGTGAATGCTATGAATTTTGGTTTACTGAATGTTTAACCGGAAAAGATTATCTAAAAAATAGACAACAAGAATTGGATCAGCTTTCTAAGACAGTCCAAATACAGCAGACTGAATATGAACGTAAACAGAAATTATTGCCCGTCTTAGAATCTTCCCTCACGGATTTTTTACAAACCAATCAAGACATTTTACAAAAAGATGTTTATAAAAATTTTGACCCCTGTGTTAAACCTGAAATACAACATTTATTATATGATTGGGAAAAATCAGGAAAAATCCAAAGAACCAAGGTAGGAAATACTTATAAAATCACATTATAAGTTACAGTAAAGTTACACTTGGTTACACTTGGTTACAGTAAAAGTTACACTTGAAAGCCTTTATTTATAAGGGTGTTACAGTTGTTACAGTTAAAAACAAATTCTTTAATAATTGTAATTTTTTAATAGTAATAAGACTTAGTAAAAATAAGAATATATAAGAATAGGATTTTAACTGTAACCGTAACAAGTGTAACTTCCTTGATTTATAAGGGGTTGAAGCACTTTTTAACAGTATTTTCAACTGTAACAGAACTGTAACTTAATAAAAAACTGACCCTTACTGCTGCAACAGTAGGGGTCAGTGATAACCAAACCAAGGAATGAAATGATTTGGACTATACAAAAACTATTATAGCATTCATTCCTTATGGTTTCAATGAAAGGAAGTGCTATTTATGCAAGGTGGAGTAAGAAAAAGAGGTACAACATGGTCATATTATTTTGACCTTGGAAAAATTGACGGTAAAAGAAAGAAAAAAGAAAAAGGTGGATTCAAAACCAAGAAGGAAGCTGAACAGGCATTGACTGCTGCTATGAATGAATACAATAATGCCGGGACTGTATTTGAACCGACAGAAATAACAGTTGCTGATTACCTGAATCAGTGGTTTGATCTGTACTGTAAGACCAACCTTAAATATAATACCCAAGTAGGGTATTTAAGAATCATTCAAGGGCATCTAATTCCAAAATTTGGTATGTATAGATTAAAAGCAATTACTCCGGCAGTATTACAGGAATATGCAGTTGAACTTAAAATGAACGGTAATTCAAAAAGTCATTTAGTTGGTATTTTGTCTGTATTCAGTGCAGCATTAAACTATGCAGTTGAGCCAATGCATTATTTACCTTCTAACCCTATGCAGTATGTGAAATTTCCAAAGGTTGAGAAAAAACCACGTGAACGAATTATATTGACCTTAGATGAATGGGGTCAGATTCGTGACAGATTCCAAAATACACGGTACTATATACCTTTAATGATTGGATTTTATACAGGCCTACGAATATCAGAAACCTTTGGTCTTACTTGGGATGATATTGATTTTGATAAAAGAAAAATATCTGTAAATAAGCAGATTGTAAAACGTAACTTTGGGGCAGATGTAAGAAAGGTCGTTGAAAAGAAAGGTAAGAAAGAACAGCGTTCATCTTGGTACTTTACTACACCAAAAACATTTACTTCTGTTCGTGAAGTCCCTTTTGGTGAAACACTATATCAGGCATTGAAAAAGGAAAAAGCTGAACAACTCAAGAATGAAATGAAGTATGGTGAATATTACACGATTCATGTCAAAAAGATTGAAACTGATGAAAAAGGTAATGACATGATCAGGGTTGTACCAATACAAAAATGTGTTGAAAGTCCTTTACAGCGTATCAGATTGGTTTGTATTGATGAAAACGGTCAGTATACTTCTACTGATTCATTTAAGTATTGCAGTAGGGTTATACACCATGAAATGCATCTTGCATTTGATTATCACAGCTTAAGGCACACCCACGCAACACTGTTAATTGAATCCGGTGCTGATGTTAAGAATGTTCAGACACGATTAGGACACACCAACATAGAAACCACATTGCAGACCTATGTGCATGATACAGAAAAAATGGCTGAACGTTCTGTTGATCTCTTCGAAAAAATCACACAAGCAAAAACGTCATAAATAAAAATAGTGGGAGTGAATCCGCTGATTGTTCAGCGTGTTCACTCCCTTTTCTTTGTTCAGTGATGATTTTAAAAATTACGGTGGCAAATGGGTGGCAAATAGACTGAACTCCACTCATAAAAGCCTGTAAAACCGCTTATTTACGTGATAATAAACAGACCGTTTCGACGTGATAAGTATTCGGAAACATATCCACGCAGCATATCTTCTCCACTCTATACCCTCTAGCCATAAATATCTGCAAATCCCTTGCCAGGCTTGTTGGTTTGCATGAAATATAAACCATATTCTCAACACCATACTCTATGATTTTCCCGATAGCCTTCGGATGGATACCGTCTCGTGGTGGATCAAGAATTATATAATCCGGTTTTTCCTCTATCTCATCAAGCACCTTGAGGACATCACCTGCGATAAATTTACAGTTATCCAGACCATTAAGAGCTGCATTTTCCTTTGCTGCGCAAACTGCCTCCTCAACTATTTCGACACCTACTACTTCCTTACACACCGGTGCCATAAGCTGCGCGATGGTGCCGGTTCCGCTGTAGAGGTCGT